GGCGAGCATGGCGGCGTAGTGCGACTTCCAGCGGGGGAACGTGTAGCCGGTCTGTTCAAAATCGTTCTCGGCCGCGACTTCCATCTCGTCGGTAGCTGTGATGGGCACCAGCTTCCAGCCGGCCGGCACGCCGCCGCGGATCGCCGCATTGTGCTTGGCGTTCTCTTCGCCAGTCCGGATGCCGGCGGCGTACATCTCCTGGTCGCGGGCGGTGTTGCCCGTGGCAGGCGCATCGCCGGGCTGCTGGGCAATCTCCACCGGCTGCAGCGGGCAGGGCGCGTCCTGGCTCAGGCCGTGGGCAACGTCGTAGGAATTCGTCATGTCAGGCTCCTTTGGTCTGCGCCGCCCGAATCAGGGCGACGGCGATGTATTCGTTGATGCGCAGCCGTGCGGCGTCGATGCGCGGCAGGATGTCGTCGATGGCGCTGACAGCAACCGTCAGCGAGGCAATCTCGTGGTCACGCAGCGCAAGCCCGGCCTCGACCTTGGAGCCGATCTGGTTCATCGTCCGCGCCGCGCCGTTGATCAGCAGGTACTGCTGGCGGAACGCTGGATCGTTCTGGACGGTCAGGCCGACCATGTTCATGATGTTGGCCAGGGAGTCGAACGCCTCCGCGTTGGGCGACAGGCGCAGCGCCGCGAATGCGCCGTGCATGTGCGTGGCGATGCGATCGCGCAGCGCGCTGGTCATCGGCAGCCGCGGGATGCTGGGCCGAAAGCGCTTGTGGCGGCGGGGCTTGCGGGCGTGGGTCATGGTCTTCTCGGTATAGGGAGGCCGGGCACCGGCGGCGGTCGGATGGGGGAGGGAGTTCCGCCGCCGGGCCGGCCATTGATCAGTCTTCGTTGCCGCCCAGGCCCAGCGAGCCCTGCTTCTCGGCCGCCGGCGTGATGCTGATGGTGATCTCGTTGCCCAGCACCTCGTAGAGCTTCTTGACCTGCTCGCCGCTCGGGTGGCACTTCACGCGGAAGGTGGTGATCACGCTGCCGCCTTCCATCATTTCCACCGCGAAGCCGTCCACGTCGGCCGTGTCCAGCTCAATGTCGGAATCGCCGCCCAGGCCGAAGTCGATCAGCACCTTGGCGCCGACCAGCTCGTGCTTGAGGCGGATCTTTTCGATGAGGTCGCCGAACACGCGCACGGTGGGCTCGGGCATGACGCCGTCGACGCTGCCCTGCGCCGGGTTCTCCTCGGCCTTGTAGAGGGCATGGCGCAGGCGCGGGTGGAACTCGGACAGCACGCCGTTGCCGGCGGTGAACTGGATCTTCAGGTCAGCGGCGCCCGCCGGCTCTTCGCCGTGGCGCTCGGTGCGCACGTTGATGTGCGCCAGGGTTGCGGTTTGCTCGGTGATCGAGAACATGGGGCAGGGCTCCAGGTGGTTGGTGATCAGGGCAGGGCCAGGCGGAAGCCGACGTCCGCGGCCTGGCTGTGCAGGCGCTCGACGCGGCCCTGGATGCGTGCCAGCTCGGCGCCGAAGGGCGTATTGCGCGGCGTGGCACTCATTTGGGCGTCGCGCCCGATGTCCGCTTCGGGTTGCAGGACGGGTGCCAGGCGTTCGAAGACGCCGCCGGCCACCACTTCCAGGTTGTCCAGAACGCGGTTCAGCTCGTGCAGCGCGTCGACGATTTCGCCGTTGGGGACCGGCGTGGGCTGGTTCTGGGCAGCGCCGGCGGACAGAGAGGAACTGACGTAGGAGAGAGACATGGATTGCTCCAGTTGGTGGGTGCTACGTTGGGGGAAGGGTCAGGCGGCTTTGCGCCGCAGGGTTTCAACCATGGCGCGCAGCTCGGCTTCGAACTGCAGCAGGGCGGTCAACAAGGTCTTGATGTAGGCGTCGTCGCGCGGGACGCGCTGCACGTACAGGCGCAACTCCGGGGCCTGGCGAGGGTCGTAGCTGATGAAGTCCCACCACTGGCGGCCGGTCACCAGCATGTTTCCCTGCACCTGTGGCATGTGGTCGGCGGGCATGCCTTCCAGCCATGTCTGGATGTGGACGGCTTCGTCATGAGGGCATTTCTTCTCCACGCCACCATCCGTCCCGACCAAGCCGTCAGGGGAGGCGCCGATGTATGAATACTGGGGATGCGTCAGGTACGGCGACGGCACGATGATTCCGCCATGCGTGACCATGTAAGCCTCGTCTGCGGCGTCTTCCAGATCCTTGCCCCAGTCCATCGACTTGCTGCCTACCTCGTGCTGGGCGATGCCCGCCAGGCGCTCGAAGGCCTTCACGCGCATCAGCTTCGCGCGCGCCTCGGTGGGCTTGCCGTCGCGCTTCACCGCGATGATGTCCTTGAACGTCGAGGCGGTCAGATTGCCGGCGCGCTCCTGCCGCCATTCCTCGGTGCGCTGTTCGGCGGGCGCGTTCATTCCTGCACACCTTCGAAGGGGTTATCACCGGCGGCCGGCTTATCCTGGGTGCTGGGCTGCGTGGGGGCCGCGTCCTCTGCCTTGGCCAGGGCCTCGATGCGCGTGATCTCGTTTTTGCCAACGGCGGCACGGCCATCCTTGCCCAGCGCCATCCAGGCCGCGGTCAGGTCTGCGGTGCGCTTCTCAGCGGGATCATTGCTGCGCGCGATCATTTCCAGGTCGCGGATGATCTGCTCGCGGTCGACCTGCACCGCCGGCTGCGGCTTGGCGGCCTGCGCGAATTCGGCGGCGGTCTTCGGCGTGATATCGCGTTCGCGCGGCTGCGCATCGATCAGCTCGTCGGACGTGTACACACCCAGCAGCGCTCCCGGGGTGTAAGCGCGGGTCCAGTTCTTCACCTGCAGGTAGCCCATCTGCTGGCGCGGATTGGTCTTCCACAGGGGAGAGTTCTTCACGCTGACGTCGGAGATCTTGAGCCATTCGCTCCAGGTGATATCCGCCTCGCCGGCGATGACGGCGCCGACGCGGCATTCCAGGGTGTTGCCGTCGCCCTTGTACTCGTAGTGGAACCGGCCGGAGATGGCGCCGGACGACTGCACCACGGCATTGACCAGCTGCGCCTCGTAGCCCAGCGTGCCGTTCACCAAGTGGGTTTTCTGAGCCACCACGAACGGGTTCATGTTCCACTGCATCGCCTGCATGATCACGGCCATGCAGTCGGACGGGTTGCCCTGCAGGTGCTTGGGCACGGTGGCGCGGCCCGCCGCCATCATCTCGGCCGCGCGCATCATGGCCTCCATGTTGTCGGCGTGCAGCACCAAGCCGCTGGTGCTGGTGTTCGCCGCCGGCAGGTCCAGGGCGGTGGTGGTCTGCTGGTCGATCGTGGTGGTGTCAGACATGGCTTTCTCCTGCCCGAGACTCGGCCGGGCGTTGTGGATGGGTTAGGCGGGGGTGACTTCGGGCTGCGTAGCGGCGGCGATAGCCTCGTCGCGCGCGGCGCGGGCGTGCTGCAGCTCTTCATCGTCGCCGTCACGTTCGGCGGCGCGCCACTGCATCAGCGCGTCGAGCATCTGCTGGGCTGCGCGGTGCAGGCGGTCAATCTCGGCTTGACGTTCAGCGCGCTCGGCCGCTTCGCGTTGTTGGCGCGCGCGTTCAGCTTCAGCAGCGGCGGCGCGAGCGGCGGCTTCCTTCTCCTGCTGGGCGCGGGCTTCGGCCTCGGCGCGCTCCTGCTCGGCGCGGCGCGCGGCGGCCTGCTGCTCTTCGAACTCGCGGCGCTGGCGGTCGATCTCTTCCTGCTGGGCCCGCAGCGCGGCGGCCGCCTCATCCTGCTGGCGCTTGAGCGCCGCGGCGGCCTCGGCATCCTTACGGGCCTGCTCGGCGCGCGCGGCTTCCTGGCGGGCGTTCTCGGCGTCCCGCTCGGCCTGCAGGCGGCGCTGCTGCTCTTCCAACTCGGCGCGCTCCTTGGCCAGGCGCTCGTCCTCGGCCTTGCGCGCGGCGGCTGCGGCTGCTTCCTGCTCCAGGCGCTGGCGCTCCAGCTCTGCCCGCTCGGCGGCCAGGCGCGCGGCCTCCTGTTCCTGCGCCAGCGCGGCGCTGTGCATCTGCTCCAGCTTGGCGGTGGTGTCCGCCTGCAGGGCCATGGCCTCGCCGGCCCGATGTTCGTACAGCTCGGTGGTGATGGGCAGTTCGCCAACGGTGGCCAGCAGCGCGGCGATTTCGGCGGCGCTCTTGCCCGCGGCCTGCACCGGGTACTGGCTGATGGCGTTGATCCGCGACTGGATGGCCTGCTGGCGCGCCAGTTCGGCCGCTTCCTTCGCCGCCTTGATCTCGGCCTTGCGGGCCTCTTCGGCCTTGATCTGGGCGTCGATCGGCTCTTCAACCGCCTTCACCTCGTCCTTGATCTTGGCCAGGATGGCGCGCATTTCGCGCTGCTTGGCCAGCATCGGCTTGTTCCAGCCTTCGTAGGCGGCGTCGGCCGACGTGCGGATGCTGACGCAGCGGGCGCGCGCGGCGCGGGCGGCCTTGTCGCCGGCCGTGGTGGTGACGTCGAACTGCACGCCGGCCAGCTCCTGGCGCAGTTCGGCCAGGCCCTTCTGCACGGCGTTGAATTCGACGATCGCGGCGGGCGCGTCAAGGATTTCGTCTGCAACTTCGGTCATGGTGGTTGTCTCTCAGGGTTGGCGCGCGGCCACAGCGGTCTTGCCGCAGCCTTCGCAGGTGGGGTAGGGGGTGGACTTGGCGTCGGTCTGCTGGCGCTCGCCATAGCCGAAGATCAGCGCGGTCAGCAGGCCGGCCACCACGTAGGCGGCAACGCGGTTGTCGCGGTCTTTCAGGAGGCGGCGGATCATTGGCGGACCTCCAGAGCGCACCAGCAAGCATCGCGTGCGGCCAGGGCGCGGGAGCGATCGAACATGCCGAAGTGGCAGATGGACGCCGGGATATCCAGCGCGCGCGCCAGCCACGCATAGCCGGCGTTGCGGTCCCGGTTGTGCTTCACCAGCACCAGGCGCTGAAACACGGTCTTGGCTTCCTTGCGCGCCTGGATCGTGTGTCGGTCGGCCATGATGCCCAGCGGCAGATCGGTGTCCGGGTGCAGGCCGACGTAGGCCTGGCACTGCGCGCACCGGTAGACGTAAGGCCACGCGCCAAAGGACTGCCCGCCGTAGACGTCACGGTTGTTGGTCAGCTTCACCGGACCGCCGCAGCAGTGGCACGACGTGGGCGGCTCGATGCGGTCGCGCACTCGAGCCAGAGCGCGGCGCGAGACGTGGGGCAGCGGCGCCGGCGGCTTGAGCGAGGTCTTGCTCTGGCTGCGCGGGTCCACGCCCAGGACGATGATGGCGGTCATTGCTGCTCTCCCTTGGCCTTGGCGATGGCGGCGCGGGCTGCAATAAACCGCTCGCCTTCCGCCCACAGGGGATTGCGTGCCTCCATGGCGCGCAGGGCCCATTCCAGCGCCTCCAGCAGCTCGGGCGCGGCGGCGATCAGGCGGGCGTTGGCGTAGTCTTGCTCGTCAGCGACCTCCGAATGTCCGAGAGTGCTGATTTGCTGGGGAAAGGGGCGGCGCGGAATTACCACCACCGTCGAGTCGACCAGATGCGTGCTCCACGGGCCCGGCGTGTGATTCGTCGTCATTGGGCACCTCGCGCGGCCAGCATGGCGTCGGCCATTTCGTACGCATGCACCCCCAACTCGATAAGGGCCTGGTCGCGGCTGACGTCGTCGGGGATATCCCGCCAGACCGCCGCCATAGCCTTGGCCGCGAAGTAGTCGCGCAGGGTCATGCCCATGTCCCAGTTGGCCCACCTGCTGCCAGCGCCTTCGGGCACGTTGGGGAAGGCCGGGCCGCCGTCGTTGATCTTGGGGGCCGTTGCCGCCGGCTGGGCATTCCAACCATTGGGCGTTGGTTTCGTCGTCATGCATTTCTCCTACGGCGCGCTGCAATCTCGTCGCCGATCAGTGCAATTGCGTAAAGGGCAGCCAAGCCCCACATGGCGTAGGCCATCACAGGTAGGCCTCCGCTTCGTCCGGGTCCATCTCGGCCAGCAGGCGGTTCGCCTCGGCCTCGATGTAGTTCTCCAGGTGCTGCGACAGGAACCGGTGGATGCTCATGCTCACCGTGCCGGCCAGCAGCACGAGCGCCGCGGCGGCTTGGTTGTCGCTGACTTCGTCCAGCAGGCAGTCGGCCCAGATGCGAGCCGACTGGCCGAAGGCGCCGGCCGTCTCGTTTTCCAGGCAGGCGCGGACGAGTTCGACAGCGCGCTTTTTCGTCACGGTCGGCGCGTTAGCGTCCACCTCGTCCGCGAAGTGGCCGTAGTCCGCCACCCGCGCCGGGTCATCAAGGAAGGCTTGGCGGGCGTTCATGATCAGTTCCTCGACGCGCGGTCGGCCTCGACGGCCATCTTGCGGTAGTGCACGGCGGTGGCGTACTCGGCGAACAGGCTGGGCCAGCTCGCGGCGATCTTGATCTGGTTGACCGGGTCCGCCGCGCGCCACAGCAGCGCCAATTGCTTGGCGAAGTTGCCGCCGGTCACCAACATCTCGGCCACGATCTCGTCGGTCGTCGCATTCGGCTTGTTGAGGGTTTCCATGGTCGTCTCCTTGCCCCGGCACCCGGGGCGGGTGGGGAAGGTCAGGCGCTGTTACGGGCGATGGTCGCGCGGCACGTCTCGATGGCCGCGTCGGTGACTGCATTGCGATGCGCGGGCAGGTAGCCGATCAGGGCCATATGCGCGGTATTCAGGGCGGCCAGCAGGTCGGCGGCGTCCGGCACAGCGCGCAGGCCGTAGGCGGCGGCGAAGGCGTCTTGATCGGGGTAGCGCTCGCTTTTCCGGTCGTCCCAGCGCTGCTCGACCCGAACGGACCCGGTGAACGTTCCCTGAATGCGGGTGCCACCGCAGCCGCCGGGAATCTCGACGTCGATGACGGCGCCGATGTTGTTCAGCGCGCACATGGCGCTGTACACGGCCTGGGCCTGGGCGGTGGTGAGGATCAGATCGCTTGCCATGCTGTTCTCCCGTTCTCCCCGGGGTGGGGAGGTGTTGGGAGAATTATGCGCAAACGAATAAGAATGGTCAATACGAAAACGAATAAATAATTCGTAAGGGTATTCCCTTGGACGAAAAAAAAGCCCGCCGTGGCCGGCGGGCTATGGGGCAGTACGGTCAATTAGCCTTGGTCTGCTTCGTCCAGATCCAACGTGATCTGCTTGTTGAACCGCGGGTGAAGGCGATTCAGTTTGGAGATGAAGTCTGTGTAGTCGTCCGACAACTTCATGGCTGTCACTACGGAGGCGAGGTGTTCGCGTAGCTTCGGGTGGCCGACTTGTTGGGTTAGGCGCCGGTGGAGATGAGCCCTCTTGACGTCCTTCGCAGCCTGTTTCTTCAGTTCTTCCAGCAAGCCGGGGGCAATGCGCTCGTACACAATGTCATTGGTGAGCACCCCGAAATACTGCGGCCGGAATCGCGGATTGTTGGGGGGGTACTCCAATCCACGCAAGCGGAACAGCTCCTCGTAATACTCGGGAGGAAAAGTCTGGACGTAAGGCTGCAGCTCCTTCGCCACAAACGCCTCTAGGATTTTGGCCAGAGCATCACGTTCACGGTCACGCTGGAAACCGGTCGCCTCGTCTACCAACGCGACAATGCCGACGTGAGCAAGGCCGCGCATCAATACCTCTGCCCGTTGCGCGACGGTCATTTGGGGCTTTGAGAGGACCTCTTCCTGGCGCGCCTTCAACCACACGTCGCAGATCTGGGGAAGCATTCCGGCCTCGACCCCTTGGGCGACGCCGCCTCCCTTGCCATGTCGATACAAAATTGGCTCAGAGACCACCAGCGCTAAGTCCTTGGAAATAAAAGGTTTTAGGGCGCCAGCAGCCAAATAAAACGGCAATTTCCCACCACCATCTTCGCCCGTAGTAGGGCCGCGGAAGTCTCTTCCACCATACCGGCGGCCAAGCGCAGTCTGGATGCCACGCTGGGACAGCACGCGTTTCCCATCGGGCAATACGGCACACTGGATCTCGAGATCACCAAGCTTGAGAGTTCCCGTGTATTCCGCGAGCGGGAGGCTGGCGCGCAATTTTTTGGCAGCGGCCCCCAGCTTTCCAATTTCTGAGAGCTGCTTAGCTGAAGTTTTCTTTGCGCGGGCAATTCCACCCGCCGCACGTCGGGGCACTTTCGCTTCGGACATTGGTAGATCTCCGTTGTGGTAACGGATCGATTTTTACCTGCAATTTGCCAAAATGCAAGTAAAAAACCAATTTATGCCTACAAAGATGTCGCACTTATGGACGATGTGATGGAACGGCGGGGCATTCAGAAATCTTCGCTGCGCCACACCTTGAGCACGCGGCCAAAGACCTCGAAATCCATGGTGGGTTCGACGACCCATGCCTGGTAGGCCGGGTTTTCCGACAATGCCACCAGGCCCTTGCCGGGGATCTTCTGTAGACGCTTGATAAACCCCTCGCCATCAACGCGGAAGAAGTAGACGGCGTCGTAGTCGGCGGTGATGACACCGCGGTCGACCAGGAGAGGATCGCCAGGGTTGAACATCGGGCGCATCGAGTCACCGAACCCGGTCACGATGCACAGATTGCTGGCGGATGTGGCGCCGCGAACGTTCTGTGCGAGCCAGGCCTGATCCACGCGCCAGCTCTTGATGAGCCCTGGCTGGTCACGCAGCTCGAGGCCGTCGCCCATCTTGCCGCCGGTGTCGAATTGGGGAATAGGGACGTCATCGTCCACAGACGCAACAGGCAGGCCCTGCAAGGTTTGATCGCGGTCGCCGCTGAACAACGATGCGACCACGTCGGCGCGCGCGCGGTCGCTGAGAAACGCCTCGACCGGAACGCCGTAATGGCGGGCGATCGGCTCGAGGGTGGACACGCGCGGCTCGGCCGCTGTTCCAGACAGAAATCGGTAGATGGTGGGCTGCGGCACCTTCGCCTTGCGGGCAAGGGAGTTCGCGGTGTCGCCGGCGCGCGACATCAGCGCCGCCAAGAATTCACGGGAGTTCATGGCGAAACTATGCATGAATGAATAATTCGATTGGGTATTGCATGGTTATTCGGAAACGTATAATCTGATGCCCATGGACACCGCTACCGACCTCATCAAGCGCATTCGCGCCGCCGGATTGACCCAGTCGGAAATCTCCCGACGCACAGGCATTCCGCAGCCGCGCCTCTCTCGTTGGGAGGCTGGCGCGCCTTCCGCCGGCGCCAACGACGCCCTGAAGCTGGCAGAGCTGGCCCGCTCGCTGCCGCCGCCGGCCGAGGAAGGCCGGGCCGCGCCGTGTGCGACATGACGCCATCAGTGCACCGTCGCGCCGACGCGGTCGTCGGTGGCCCAGGCCATGCGGTCGCGCTCGGCGCGCAGCTCTTCAAAGATGGCCAGGACGGCGGCTTCGGACGGGTCGACGAAGGTCCGGCGGGCGATGTCTTGGGCGCTCTGCAGCAGCTTTTCGGTGTCGGTCATTTCGTTCGCGTCGGGTTGTCGATGCGAAAAATTTTTGCCCGGCTCCACGCTGTAACTCACGTTGTAACCCGATGATTTTTTCCTAAGGAAGAGCAGTGCACACCCATCCCGCAGTTGTCTATGGCGCCAGTACGTTCCCGGCGCCCGCCGGAAAGCGATTCCTGCCGCCGTCTGCTGTGGCGGCTTGCAAGACCTTCCGCGAGGCCGTGCGCCTTGCCTGGGAACACCGGGCCCGCCCGAACATGACGCAGCGCAGCCTGGCCGAGGAATGCGGCCTGTACGCGCCGCACGTGAGCAGCTACCTGCACCCCGAACCGCTCGACAACAAGAAGCGGCCCCGGCTTGACCTGCCGGCGGACTGCATCGACGCGTTCGAGGAGGCCGTGGGCAATCACGCCATCCGCCAATACCTCAACCATCTGGGCCGGCTGACCATCATGGAAGAAGTCATCGCCCAGAGGGCCGCATGACCTATGACGAAGCTCTCGAAATCGCCCGGCGCGCCCTTGATGAAGCAATGCGCCTGCACGGGCAGGACCGCGTCAAGGTCTACGAAGAAATGCGCCTGCGCGAGCAGCAGGACCCCGAGCTGGAGCGCGCGATGAACGTCATCGGCCGATTCACCCAATTTTCGACGAGGCACTGATGCGCGCGCGCCTGCTGAATCCGAAGTCTTTCTTGCTGGTCGGGCCGAGCCAGCTGTCGGCGCTGCTGGATCTGCTGCCTCGCCTGCCGCTCGATGCAGAGCGTCCCTACGAGGTTCTGATCCGCGAGCGCCAGAAGCCGCGCTCGCGCGCCCAGAACGCGTTTTCCCACGCCTGGTACGGCGAGATCGCCCAGGCGCTGCCCGAAGATGATGCGCTGGGCTGGAAGTGCTACTGCAAGCTGCATCACGGGGTTCCGATCCTGCGCGCCGAGGATGAAGAGTTCCGCGCCGCCTACGACGGCTCCATCAAGCCGCTGCCCTACGAGAAGAAGCTGATCGCCATGCGGGTGTTCCCGGTCACGTCGCGGATGAACACGCGCCAGCTGACCAAATACGCCGATGCGGTGCGCGACGACTTCGCCGCCCGCGGCGTCATCCTGGAAGTGAGGGGCGACTGATGCTCAAGCGCTCCGCACCCCTGACCCGCAAGACCCCGCTGCGCGCCACCGGATTCCGGCGGGCCCTCCAGGCCTTCGCGGGGAAAGACCGGCAGCCCACGCTGCAGCGTGCCCCCATCAAGCGCCGCGCGCCGAAGAAGCGCCCCGGCCACGAACCGAAGTACCTGGCCGCCTGCCGCGGCGAGCGCTGCTACCTGCAATTCGCCGGGTGCTGCAGCTACGAAGGCGACCCCACGGTCGTGCCTGCCCATCAGAACGAAGGGAAGGGCATGGGCCTGAAGGTCAACGACAAATTCACCGTTCCCGCCTGCTTCCACTGCCACACGCTTTACGACCAGAGCGGCATTGACCGCGAGGTCAAGCGCGCCACCTGGGATTGGGGCTACACGCGCTGGGAACCGGTGCGCGCCCAGAAGATGGCCGCGAACAGCGACAAGTTCAAGGAGGCGGCATGAAGCGCCCGTCATTCCAGTTCTACCCCGGCGACTGGACCGGGAACAGCAACCTGCGCCGCTGCACACATGCGGAAAAGGGCGCCTGGCTGGACATCATGTGTCTCATGCACGACCAGGAAGAATACGGCGTCCTGCGTTGGCCCATGAAGGAGATCGCACAGGCGGCCGGCTGCCCGGTGGCGCTGGTGAAGGGGCTCGTGGCCAAGGGCGTGCTGAAGGGCGACGACAAGGTGCTCGACGAGCCCTTCGTCTACACGCCGCGCAGCGGCCGCAAGGATGGCGAACCCGTCACCCTTGTCACCCCCCAAGATGGCCCGATCTGGTATTCCAGCCGCATGGTGAAAGACGAGTATGTCCGCACCATTCGCGGCGAAGGTTCGCGCTTTGGTGATGGCAATGATGCAGCATCTAAGGCAGCACCAAAGCAACCATCTAAGTCTTCACCAAAGCCCCCCTTTGGTGACGGCTCTTCTTCTTCATCTTCTTCTTCTCCTTCGGGTAGTTCAGTAGGACCTAACGGTCCTCCTGACGCTGGCGCGTCGAAGCCCCAGGCTTTGCCAGAAGGGCTCACGCCCAGCGAATCCCTGTTCCAGGTTGCTGTCCCCTGGCTGGTAGCCCGTGGCATGAAGGACGGAAATGCTCGTTCCCTGCTGGGCGGCGCGGTCAAGCAGCTTGGTGCCTCTGGTGCCTGGGAACTGGCATCCGAGTGCATGCGCACCGAGGTCATGGAACCGGGCGCCTGGCTGTCCAAGGCGCTGAACGAGCGCATCGCGCGCCAGCCCAGCCGGCGGCCCGGCTCGGGCCTGCCGCCCCAGAACACCGAAGCCATCAACGCCGAGGCCAAGCGGCTGCTGTTCGGCGATGGTGGCGCGCGGCCCCAGCACCAGGAGGTGATCGATGTCTGAGCAGGATTTCGATGATTTCGCGCGGATGCTCGACGACGTGGCGGAGCTGCGCCAGCTGCAGCCGCTCTCGGCCCGCGCCAAGGCGCTTTTCTTCCAGGCCGTGCGCCGCTACCCGATGCAGCTGGTGGAGCGCGCCATCCAGGCCCATCTGGTCGACGCCGAGGCCGGCAAGTTCCGCACGATGATCCAGCCCGCGCACATCGTGGCGCAGATCGAGGGCGCGGCGGCGCAGGACGGCCGGCCGGAGGCGGATGAGGCGTGGTCGATCGCCATGCAGGCCGACGACGAGGCCGTCACCGTGGTCTGGACGGACGAAATCGCCGCGGCGCTGACGGTGGCGCGGCCTGTGCTGGCGCGCGGCGACGAGGTTGGCGCCCGGATGGCGTTCAAGGCGGCCTACGGCCGGATGGTCAGCAAGGCCCGCGCCGAGTTCCGGCCGGTGCGCTGGGTGGCATCCCTGGGACATGACCTCGCGCAGCGCGAGGTCGTCTTGCAGCACGCCGTGGATCTGGGCCAACTGCCGGCGCCGCACGTGGCCGGCCTGTTGCCGCCGCCGGCGGCCGAGCTCGGCATTCCCGACGATGCGGTCGCGGCCGAGAACATCCGCAAGTTGCACCAGATGCTGGCCAAGGCCATCACGCCGTCCGAGAAGCGCCGACGCGAAGCCGAAGCGGCCAGCCAGGCCGAGCGTGACCGCCTCGACGTCCTGAAGGCCGAGACGGCGGCCAAGGTCGCCCAGCACCAGCAAGGGGCCCGCGCATGAGCAGCTACGCCGAAGCCAGCGCCGCCGTGGGCGGAAGCGAAAGCGGGGGCTATGGCGTCTGCGCTGCCTTCGGCTGCTGCCTGCCGGGCACGATGAGCGCCAGCACCCAGGGCGGCAAGGATTGGCACTGCCGCCTGCACTTCGGCGCGCCGCGGTCCGAGTTCGACGACATCAGCGCGCGCGCCCAGAACCGCAAGGCCCTGTTCCTGGCGGCCTACTGGCTCGTGAATCGCCCAAAGGGCGACACCGTCAGCCGCAAAGTGCGCGATCGCATCAAAGCCCTGGGCCGCGCCGACCTGCTGGAGAAGGTGCCCAGCGTGCGCGGCGTCACCGCCTACCACCTGGGCGTCCACATGCTCCGCGTGCTGGGCGACGAGTGCCGCCAGCCCCAGGAACACATGGGCACCCCGAAACGCGCCGGCCAGGGCACCACCTGGCTGGACCAGACCCAACCCGAGGAAACCGACGCATGAAAGAGCCCGTTCACGTCGCCGAGGACATGCCGGCATTTTTTGACCACCTCCGCATGTCGCAGCGTTACCCGCTGCAGCAGGCCACCTGGTCCACCAACCTGAGCGAGATGTTCTCTCGCATCCGCCGCGCCTACCGGCAATTCCAGGTCCGGGTCGACGCCGGCCTGGAAAGCTGGGCGGGAGAGAACCAGTACGCCGTCGGCGACTGGGTGCTGATCTTTTCGCCGATCGAGCAGGAGGCCTGGTATCACATCCGCCGCGCCAGCCTGCCCATGTGGCCGCAGCTGCCGGTGGCTGGCTTCTTCGTCGACTTCGGCAACCCCATCGCCAAGGTGGCCCTGGAATGCGACGGCGCGCAATTCCATGACGCCCGCAAAGATGCCGCGCGCGACCGCAAGCTGGCCGCCCTCGGCTGGACGGTGTATCGGGTGCCAGGCTGGCAGTGCCTGCGTGACGTGGAGCTGCCGGCCAGCTACGACGACATGCACCCGGACGACCGCCAGCAGGTTCTCCACGACGCGCGCGCCAAGACCATTCTGCCTGTGATCGACCAACTGGCCCGCCACTTCCCCGCCAAGGAAACCATCTGATGAACGCTTCACCGAACCTCACCGACCCCTACGACCCGATGGCCGGCACGCTGGCGGGCAGCTACGCGCGCGCGGGAGCCCCTACCGCCGAGCTGGCAAAAATCAACATCGAGCCGGCGGACCCCTGGGCGCGGCCGGAAATTGCCAACTTGCGCAATTCGTCAAACTCGGCCTCCGAAGAGGCGCCGGCGCCGAACGTCAACATCCTGGCGCTGGACCTGGGCACGAAGCTGGGCTGGGCGGTGCGCAGCCGCGATGGCCGAGTCGCGCATGGCACCCAGGTGTTCACGCCGCGCGCGAGCTGGTCGCGGGGCCAGCGCTGGCTGCGCGCGAGGTCGTTCCTGTCCGAGCTGATCACGTCGCGCCAGGTGCATGCCATCGCATACGAGGACGTGAAGCGCCACATGGGCACTGACGCGGCCCACGCCTACGGCGCATTCCTGTGCTTGGTGGAGATGCTGGCCGACAGCCACCGGCTGCGCCTGTTGCCGGTAGGCGTGAAGACGATCAAGAAGCACTGGACAGGGAATGGCAACGCCGACAAGGCCGCCATGGAAGCCCAGGCGCGCGCCCGCGGCTTCCGCCCGGAATCGGACAACGACGCCGACGCCCTGGCGATCCTGCACTGGGCCGTGGCGCAGGAGCGCAAAGCATGAACACCACCCACGAGCAGACCGCGCGCAACGCGGAAATCGTCTCGCGCCGCCTGGCGGGCGAGTCCACCGGCGCGCTGGCGCTGGAGTATCAGGTCACGGCCACGCGCATCGCGCAGCTGGTGCGCCGCCACCGGGAGAAGGCCGGTGAGATTCCGGCCAGGCCGCGCACCAAAGCGCCCGCCGGGCGGGAGAAGCCGGCCGATCGAATCCAGCCGCGCCTGCGCAAGGTCGAGCTGGGCCTGTGGCTGTGCGCCGGCGGCGGCATCGAGCGCCGCGGCGAAACGCCCTCGGCGGCGTACGACCGCTGGCTGAACGCGGCCATCACTGCCCACGTGGCCGCCCACTTCGCGCCGCATGTGCGGAAGACAGCCCGGCCGGAGCGGCCGTACACCGGGCCTGTCACGGTTGTGCCTGGCACGAAGGTGGCGCCGCGAGCATTCGCCCTGTCGCCCGCGATGGAGATGGTCGCCCAGCGCGCACGCGCTGCGCAGGAACCACTGCATTCGCTGGCCGGCATCCAGGAGCGTGCCGCATGAGCTGGGCCACCCAATCCGAGCGCGGCGATCCCGCCAAGCTGCTGGAGCGCCGCCAAGAACCGCCGCCGGCGCGCACCTGCGCGGGCTGCAAGGAAATCCGCGTCGTCCCCAACCCCTTCGGCGGCCGGCGCGTGCTGCGCTGCGCCCTGGGTGAAGAAATCGGCCAACGTTGTTCGAAGTACGAGGAGCGCACCGCGCCATGACCATTCCCAAACTGCTGCTGGACCGCCTGCCGGCCGACTTCCACGAAAGGCTCGAGAACTGGGGGGCTGTGATGCGCGATCGTCCCTCCTTCTCGGTCTCGCCCACGTATCAGGTGTGCCAGGAACTGGCCCGCAGGGCGGGCAAGCTACCGCGTGGCGAGGACAGCGAGCAGCCGCGACCGGAGAAGGACGAGGCGGATGCGGAGTTGATCGAGGCTTGCTGGCGCACCGCGGCGGGATATCGAGGCCTGCCGCGAGAAACAGCGCTGTTGCGGTCCTACTACGTTCTGCGACAGCCGCCGGCCATCATTTGCCGGATGCAGGGGATGCGGGTGCGGGAATTCGACGACATTCTGGTCCGGGCCGTTCACGAATTCGAGCTCTATGTTGCCAAGTTCGTCTCCCGGGTGCATAATCCTCCTCAATCCGTGATGACTACCGTCTAACGACGAGACTGATGCCCGTAGGCGGATGTCGCGTTTCCGGAAGAAAAGCCCCGAGCCAATGGCCGGGGCTTTTTGCATTGCGGGCGTCGTCGTCTGAACGTGATCGAACTGACGACATAGGTGCATCTGCACCTTTTGTTTCCAGAGAGCAGGGGCCAGAGAGAACCGTCCGCCGGGCCGCATGGGCACCGGCTGGCAGACGTCACGCTCCGGCCTCTGCTCTGTGGGAACAGCCGCCGCAATCGACCAGACAGCAGTGAGCCGCCGCGGCCGCTGCGCGCGGGGATGGCCCCGTACAACTGGCTCCGACCGGCGCCGCCCGAAGTCTCCCTGCGCCACACAGCGCCACGTGCAACGCGTGCTTGGGGGAGGGGCCCCACACCAACAACACCCCCATGAGTCGCCTCAGCTGGCCTGGCGCCCGCGCAGGGGCAAATGCGCGGGGCACTTCTTTCCGGTCTTGTAGCCGGCGGCCAGCACGACGAGAACCGCCGCGCCCAGCCCGCCGTGGCGGGTAGTCGGATGGGGGCAACCGAGAATTCCATGACCGAAGCAAAGAAGAAGCCCGACTGGGAGCGGATCGAATCCGACTACCGCGCCGGTCTGCTGTCCGTACGCGAGATCGCCGCGTCCCAAGGCGTGTCCCATGTGGCCATCGCCAAGCGCGCCAAGAAGGAAAGCTGGCAGCGCGACCTCAACGCCCGGATCAAGGCGAAGGCCGACGCGCTGGTTACCAGCCGCACGGTTACCAAGGAAGTTACCAGCGAGCAGGCGGTAACTGACCGGGCGATCGTTGAGGCCAATGCCGAGGTAATCGCCAACATCCGGCTGGCGCATCGAAGCGACATCCGCCGCGCTCGCGCCCTCTGCATGTCATTGCTCGACGAACTGGAAGCGGAGACAGGGGACATCGGTCTGTTCCGCGAACTGGGGGACATCCTCCGCAGCGAGGACGACAAGGGCCAGGACAAGCGCAACGACATCTATCAGAAGGTGATCTCCAGCGCGGGACGGATCGACAGTATGAAAAAGCTGGCCGAGACCCTGAAGAACCTGGTGGGCATCGAGCGGGAAGCCTACGGCATTGCCGAGGCCGCCAAGCTCGAATTGAGCAATCCGGACGGCAGCCTTTCCCAGAGAGGCCGAAGTCTGGCTGACTTCTACAGGGATATCGGTGTTTCAGCTCAATCCGGCGCTCAGTGACTTCTGGCGGACGCCAAAGCCGTACAAGCTGCTCAAGGGCGGCCGGTTCTCGTCCAAGACGCAGGACGCCGGCGGTATGGCTGCCTTCCTGGCGCGGAACTACTCCGTGCGGTTCTTGTGCCTGCGCCAGTTGCAGAACCGCATCGCCGACTCTGTCTACACGGTCGTCAAGGAGAAGATCGAGGCGGCCGGCTGGCGGGACGAATTCGACATCGGCGTGTCTACCATCAGGCACAAGCTGACCGGGTCGGAGTTCCTGTTCTATGGCCTGGCCAGGAACATTGAGGAAATCAAGGGGACTGAAGGTGTCGACGTCTGCTGGATCGAGGAGGGCGAGGGCCTCACGGAGGATCAGTGGTCAATCATTGACCCGACCATCCGTAAGGAAGGGGCCGAGGTGTGGGTGCTGTGGAACCCGCATCTGATCACTGACTTCGTGCAGGCCAAACTGCCGGCGCTGCTGGGTGATGACTGCATCATCAGGCACATCAACTATCCGGACAACCCGTTCCTGTCGGCGACGGCCAGGAGAAAGGCGGAGCGGCTGAAAGAGGCGGATCTGGATGCGTACCGGCATATCTACCTGGGCCAGCCGCTTTCGAGCGACGATGCCTCGGTCATCAAGTTCCATTGGATCGAGGCCGCGGTTGACGCGCACCTAAAGCTCGGGATTGAGCTTGGAGGAGCCAGGACTGTTGGCTATGACGTGGCCGACTCCGGGGCAGATAAGAACGCCTGCTCGGTGTTCGACGGCGCTATCTGCGGCGAGCTTGACGAGTGGGCGGCCCCCGAGGACGAACTGAACCAGTCGACGAAGCGCGCCTGGGCGCACGTCCGAAACGGCATCCTCGTGTACGACTCCATCGGCGTTGGCGCCCACGTGGGTTCCACGCTGGCGGATGCGGGCATCAGGACGGGATATCACAAGTTCAATGCTGGCGGGGCTGTCATCAGTCCTGAGAAGGAATACGCGCCGAAGATCAAGAACAAGGAAAAGTTCGAGAACCTGAAGGCTCAGGCCTGGCAGGACGTCGCCGATCGACTGCGGAACACCTACAACGCGGTGACGAAAGGAATGGTCTTTCCTGCCAGTGAGCTGATCAGCATCAGCAGCGGCATCGCCAAGCTCGAGCAGCTGAAGATTGAGCTGTCGGCGCCGCGCAAGCGGTACAGCAAACGCGGTCTCGACATGATCGAGACCAAGGAAGAAATGGCCCGGCGCGGTATCCCGTCGCCCAACCTGGCCGACTCTTTCATCATGGGCGCATGCCCGCACCTAGTTGAGCGCAAGCGCGGATTCTTCGGATGAACTTCCTTCGTACCCTGTTCGGCCGCGGGCACCAGCCCGACAGCGGCAAGCCCATGGGCGCCCCGCCGGCGCCGCGCCGCCGTGCTGGCCTGTTCTCGACTCACCCGCTGGGCGAGAAGGTCCGGCCGGCGTTCGAGTTCCCGCAGTTCGAGCAGCCCGAGGGCGCACCCAGCGTGGCATCGGACAACGGCTACATCGGGGAGCGCCCGACGCCCAAGATGGCCAGCTTTACGCCTGTCAACGAGGCTCAGCTGGGCTTCTACGCGGCCGGCGCCATGTTCATCGGCTACCAGGCGTGCGCCATGCTGGCCACGAACTGGCTGATCGACAAGGCCTGCAACATGCCGGCGCGCGATGCGGTGCGCAATGGCTACCTGCTGATGTGCGGCTCGGACGAGGTCGCGGCGCGCCTGATGGCCCAGGACAAGAAGTACGCGGTCAAGCGCCACCTGCGCGAGCTGGTGCATTTCGGCCGGGTCTACGGAGGGCGCATCGTGCTGTTCGACGTCCAGTCAGCCAACCCCGAGGAGTATTACAAGGCGCCGTTCAACCTGGACGGCGTGCAGGCCGGCACGTACCGCGGCATGTCCCAGATCGATCCGAACTGGCTGACGCCGGTGCTGACCGAGGACAACCTGAACGACCCAGCCAGCCAGAGCTACTACGAGCCGACGTTCTGGCGCATCAAGGACCGGCTGTATCACAAGTCGCACCTGCGCATATTCGTGCCGTACCCGGTGCCGGACTACCTGAAGCCGCACTACCGATATCTGGGTGTCAGCGTGCCGCAACGGATCATGGAGCGGGCGTACTGCTCCGAGCGGAGCGCCAACGAGGGCCCGCAGCTGCTCATGACCAAGCGTCTGACGTCGATCGGCGTCGGGGATGGCGCGCTGAGCAACCGGGCCGAGCTGGCCAAGAACCTGGCGCACTGGGTGGACTTCCGCGACAACTACGGCGTCCGCGTCGGTGGCGCGGATGAAACCATCCAGCAGTTCGACACGGCGCTGGCGGACGTGGACACGGTCATCATGACCCAGTACCAACTGGCCGCGTCGGTGGCCGAGGTGCCCGCCACCAAACTGCTGGGGACCCAGCCCAAGGGGTTCAACGCCAGCGGCGACTATGAGCGCTCTGTGTACCGAGAGCACCTGGAGAGCATCCAGACCAACGACATGACCCCGCTGCTGGAGACGCATTACCAGCTCCTGGCCAAGTCCGAGGGAATCGCGCTCCCGGCGGAAATCGCCATCCAATGGTTGCCGGTGGACAGCCCGACCGCCAAGGAATGGGCCGAGATCGACAAGATCAAGGCCGACCGGGACGGGGTGCTGTTCAACACGGGGGCCATCGACGCCGAGGACATCCGCAACCGTCTGCGCGAAGACCGCGAGGGCGATTACCACAACATCGAAGAAGCCGAGTTCGTTGATGGCCAAGAAAATGGTAACGAAGCGGCGCCAGGCCTGGGGGCAGCAGCAGCAAGCAACCCAGTTCAAGGGCGCGGCGCTGGCCTACCCGGTAGCAGTTGAGGGGCGCTACCGGGCGAGTCTGGCGTCGATGATCGACGGCATGCTGGCCGAGTACGACAAGGCTCTGCGGGGCCTGTACAAGGCCAACCCCGAGGTCACCCAGGACGAGAGCGTTACCACCCAGGCGCGGCGCATCCTGGCCGACCTGGGGCGCAAGTGGGCCAAGGTCTTTGCCGAGAAGGCGGGTCCGCTCGCGAATCGCACGATCGGCCAGGTCGACAAGTTCTCCAAGCAGAACCTGGGCGCATCACTGCGGGACATGTCCGGCGGGCTGACCATCAAGACGTTCCAGATGCCAGCGGCGCTCTACGACAAGGTCCTGGCCAGCACCGCGGAGAACGTCGCGCTGATCAAGAGCATCCCCGCGCAATTCCAGGAGCGCATACAGGGCATCGTCCTGCGTTCTATCCAGTCCGGGGGGCAGGGCGCGGGCCAGATCTTCGACGAGATCCAGAGCCTGAACCAGGTGACCCGGAACCGGGCGAAGCTGATTGCCGTGGACCAGACGCGCAAGATCACCTCGGCGATGAACGAGGAGCGGATGAAGGCGGCAGGCGTCAAGCAGTTCGAATGGATCCACAGCGGTGGCGGCGCCGAGCCGCGCGAGTTGCACCTCAAGTACGACGGCGAGATCTTCGACATGGACAACCCGCCAGTGATCGAAGACCGTGGAAAGCACAAGGGCCAGAGGGGATTCCCTGGCGAATTGATCAACTGCCGATGCCGGATGCGTCCGGTCATCGATTTCGCACAGTATCTCGATGAGCAAGCGACAAACTGACGTCAACGGCTACCTGCTGGTGCGCGACAACCCGATCACGAAGGTCGGGGTGTTTCCGTACCTGGGCCGCGAGATCGGCGCGCCCGATCCTGACCGCATCTACCAGGTGTATCGGCCCCAGGAGGAGCTGGAAAAGCCCGAGACGATCGCGTCGGCCAACCTGGTGCCCTGGATCGACGAGCACGAGTTCCTGGGCAAGGACGGCACGGCGCCCGAGAAGAAGGGCGTGCAGGGAACCACGGGCGAGACGGCCCGCTTCGAGTATCCGTACCTGCGAAACAGCATCCGAGCCTACTCGGATTTCATGAAGAACCTCATCGACCGCGGGAAAGTGGAGCTTTCGCCGAGCTACCGCTGTCGGTACGAATTCAACGAAGGCGTGTTCGACGGCAAGCGGTACGACGCCATCCAGCGCGACATTCGCTTCAATCATCTGGCATCCGTGAAAGAGGGCAGGACGGGGCCGGACGTGGCTGTACAAGACTGCCTCACCATTACCTACGACTCAGCGGAGTTCATCAAAATGGAATTGACCCCCGAAATCCTCGAACAGATTCGGGCGTTGATCGAGCAGGTGCTGGCGGACAAGGCCGCCGCCGCTGGCTCGGACAACGACCCGGAGAAGAAACCCGGCGCAGACGCCGACACGCCGGCGGCTCCTGCCGCGCCCGCCACGGTGACGCCGGAAGCCAAGGCCGCTGTCGAGCAGACCGCCAGCGCGGCCGAAGAAGCGGCCAGTGCTGTCGAGTCGGCCGAGGCCGCCATCCAGGAAGTGCAGACCGCGCTCGAGGAAGTGGAAGCGGCCGCCGAAGAGGTGAAGGCCGCGCCGACCGCCGACAGCCGCAAGGCGCTGGACGCGGCGCTGGCCAAGCTGGGCACCGTCAAGAACAAGATCGCGGCCCGTGCCGCGGACGCCCAGGTCATGGGAATGATTGGCACGCTGCGGACCGAGATCAAGGCCAATGACGCCTCGGCGGTGGTCCGCCAGATTGCTGAGCGCGACGCGCTGGTCAAGCGCGTGACGCCCTTCATCGGCGCCTTCGACAGCGCGCTGCTGGCGTCGGCCGACCACGTCGCCAAGTACGCGGTCAAGAAGCTGGGCCTGAAGGCGCAGGACGGCGCCGAGCTGGCCATGCTGGAGGGCTACCTCCAGGGTGCCAAATCCGACGCCGACAAGATCGTCAGCGATTCCAAAACGGTGCGCGCCGAAGATACGGCCGCCAAGCTCTGGAGCGACAAGAAATGATCCCGAACACCGCACGAACCTACCTGCTGTCCGGCATCCCGGGCAACATCAGCCATGACGGCCCGACCCGCGCCGCCTCGGCCGTGATCGACTCCGCCACCGAGACCAACAACGTCTTCGGCCGCGCCTTCACCTACAAGGCCGGAACCGACGACGTCGAGGTGGGCGGCACCGGCGCCTTCGCCGGCATTCTGATCAACCCGAAGGCCTACGCGATCGACGTCGAGTACGCGCGCAACGCCACGGTCGGGGAGTTCCTGACCATGGGCGAGGTCTACGTCCAGCTGGGCAACGACGGCAACATCGGCGACCCCGTGTCGTTCAACGCGACCACCGGCGTGATCTCCGCCGGCGAAACCGGCACCGTCATCCCGGGCGCGCACATCGCCCGCCACGAACCCAGCGCTGAGACGCCGCGCCTCGCGGTGATCGCCCTGAACGGTCTGGTGAAGCTGCCGACCCCGCCGGTCACGCCCTGATACAAGGAAACTACCATGGCACAAACTCAATCCAAGGTGCACATGCACATGAACGGCCGCCTGGCCGTCCAGCGCGGTGCGGTGAAGGTCGGCAAGGACGCCAAGATCGGCTTCGAAGACCTGGACAATCTGGGCGTCGGCCTGCGCGCGATGGATTCGGCCCTGACCGGCCCGGCCGTCACCAGCGGCGCCATGCTCTCGCACATGCTGCAGACCTGGCTGCCCGGCACGCTGCGCGTCGTCACCCAGGTGCGCAACATCGACGAGATCGCGGGCATCACCACAGTGGGCCGCTGGGAAGACGAATCTATCAACCTGCGCGTGGCCGAGCCGGCCGCCAAGGCCGAGCTGTACGGCGACACGACCAACATCCCGCTGGCCGACTACCGCCAGTCCATCGAATCGCGCGGCCTCGTGCGATTCGAGCAGGGTTTCCAGGTCGGCAAGCTGGAAGACGCCCGCCAGGCTGCCATCGGCTACCAGGCCGCCGACGAGAAGCGCCGCGCCGCGACCGAATCGCTGGATATCAGCCGCAACCAGGTGGGCTTCTACGGCTTCAATCAGCCCGAAACCAACGTGTACGGACTGCTGAACGATCCCAGCCTGCCGGCCTTTGTCTCGGCCAGCACGCCCTGGCTGACCGCGAACTTCGACCAACTGGTCGCCGAGTTCACGGGCATGTACAACCAGCTGGAAACCCAGATGGGCGGCGATCTGAAGGACTCGGCAAAGCTGCAGTTCACGATTCCGACCGGTTACCGCTCGATCTTCAGCGTGTACAGCCCCGCCGCCTCGGGCATGACGTTCCGCCAATGGCTGAACGAGAACTTCCCGAACCTGCGCGTGGTGACCACGCCTGAATTCAAGGACGCCAACGGCGGTCTGGACGTGGCCTACCTGTTCGTCGAGAACGCGGCCGAGCAGGACGACTCGGACATCACCAGCGCCAGCCTGATCCAGGCGGTGCCGGTGCGCTACCAGGTCCTGGGCAGCGAAAACCGCATCAAGGGCTACATCGAAGACGCCGGCAACGCCACGGCGGGCATCTTCGTGCTGCGCCCCTGGGCCTTCGCGCGCAAGACCATCAGCGCCTCCTGATAGGCGCCCATCGAACTAGGGCCGGGGGAACCCGGCCCTTTTCATTTCCGGAGTTGAAATGGACCGCATCTATATCTACAGCACGCTCAGCAACGACCAGCGTTACCAACTCAAGGATGGCCGCTCGGTGCTGATCGCCGGCAAGGCCAACGTCGCCAACAAGCAGCTCGTGACGCCCAAGGGCATGGCCACCGCCATCTCCGAAGACGAGTTCAACCTGCTGCAGGAGAACATCGTGTTCAAGGCGCACGCCAAGAACGGCTTCGTGGCAGCCAGCCACGACCGCGTGGACGCCGAGGCGTTCGCGGCGCGCGAGCTCGCCGGCGCCGACAAGTCCGCCCAGGACACGCCGGCCACGGCCAAGAAGCGCAACGCCGGCGGCGCCAGGGTCCAAAACGCCGAGGCCTGACATGGACTTCCCGCTGGCGAAGTTCCGGATCTTGTTCCCCATGTTCAACGCCATCTCTGACGACGTGGTGCTGGCCGTGGCGGAGTGGGCGCAGTGCTACACCAGCGGGCGCGGCTGCAAGTGCGACGAACAGCTGTGGATGCTGATCACGGCCCACCTGCTGCAGCTGCGACTAAATGCCGAGAATGGCAATGCCGCGGTCCCAGGTGCGCTTGCATCGGCCACCATCGACAAGGTCAGCGTGTCGTTCCAGGCGCCGCCGGCGACGGATTCGTGGTCCCACTGGCTGAACCTGACGCCATACGGACAGCAGTTCCTGGCGCTGTCCAAGAGCTGCGCGGCGGGCGGCCTGTACGTGGGAGGCCTGCCCGAGCGCGCGGCGTTCCGCAACGTGGGCGGCCTGTCCATCCGGGGCGGGAGATTCCGATGAAGGTTGTCCGCAAGGGTGGCACGGAGAAGATCCAGGCCACGCTCAAGAACGTAGGCGCCAAGCAAATCCGGGTGGGATTCTTCCCCGAGTCGAAGTACCCGGACGGCACGCCGATCGCCTACGTGGCCGCCATCCAGGAGTTTGGCTATCCCCAGGGGAACATCCCGGCGCGGCCCTTCATGCGGCCCACCGCGGAGCAGAAGAAGTCGGAGTGGGGCCGCCAGATCGCCGGTGCGGTGCGCGGTGCGATCGACGGCAAGGTGGACGTCGTCCAGGCCTTTGAGGCGCTGGGCGGACGAGCAGCCGGCGACATCGCGCGCACCATTTCCCGGGTGACTAGCCCGCCCCTGATGGAGTCGACATTGCAGGCCAGGCAGGCCAGGAAGAAGACCCCGGGTGTTTCCAAAAAGCCCCTCGTCGACACCGGCCAGATGATCGACGCGGTCAACAGCGTGGTGGAGGATAAATCGTGATTCCAGGAATCAACCTGCTCGGCATCGCCGCCGGCGTGATCGCGCAACAGGCGCCGCTCTGGCTGAAGTTCAAGGCGCGCACGCAGAACGAGCGCGGGCAATGGGTCAACGAGTACGAGCCGCCCCAGCCTATCCAGGGTTCCTGGCAGCCGGTTGGCGAGTCGACAGTCCGCGACCTGGGCCTGGACACGGCCAAGCGCTACCACAACCTCTACACATCGCACCCTGTCGAGAACGTGCAGCGGGGTGCGGCGCCGGACCAGTTGATCTACGGCGGCCGGCGCCATGACGTCGTAGGTGGCGCCGACTGGTACACGCAGGACGGCTGGCGCGGCATCTTGTGCGTTGACGTGGGGCCAGCATGAAACAGAAGCAGCTCGAGGCTACCATCCGCGGCGCGCTGCTGACCCTGCTGGCCGAGCAGGGCGTCGATCTGCCGATCATGGCGGCGTTCCAGCCGTCCAAGCAGGGGCGAGTGGACGACGGCGTCTACTTCTTCCCGGTCAACCGCGGAAAACGCGGCTGGCAGGCGCGCAAGTACCAGGACGACGGCCAGGCGCTGACCGCCACGGAATCGCAGATCAACGAGTCGATGTATCAGTTCCAGGCGTTCGTCGAAGACGACGTGACGGCGCCGGCCCAGCTTCTGGCGTCTGACGTGCTGGCCATCGTGCGCGGCGTTGTCCAGTCCATGCGCTTCGTCCAGACGATGACGGCCGTCGGAATTGGCGTTCAGCGCGCGACCGACATTGTGATGCCGTCCTTCGTCAACGAGCGCGACAACTTCGAATTCAACCCGAACTTCACGGTCATCTTCACCCACCACCGCAGTATCTCCCAGGCCACGGCGCACATCGAGCAGGTTGTGTCGGGCATCCATCGCATTTGAGGAAATGACATGTCCATCAAGATGACTCGCTATGTCCGGATCATCAGCGCGGTGATCGGCGCCAATGCCGTCGCCCAGCAACAGCTCACCGGCCGGCGCTTCACCACCGATCCGCGCGTGCCGGTCGGTCAGATCGTCTCCGTCCGCCCTGGCGGCGCGGATGACTATTTCGGTTCGGACGCGCCGGAGGCGGCCTTCGCGCGCCAGTACTTCTCCTATGTGAGCCCGGCGCCGGCGTCCCAGGCGCCCGAGCTGCAGTTCGCGGCCTATCCCGATGTGGCGCGCCCGGGCCGCCTGTACGGATTTCGGATCTCGGCCAGCCTGGCGGACTTCCAGGCCGTCACCGCCGGCGCGATGAACATCAAGGTCGGGGAGTTCGCCTACGCGCTGACCGGCATCGATCTGTCCGCGGCCACCAGCTTCACGAACATCGCTCAGCTGGTGACCACGGCCATTGCGGCGGCGGCCACGGCAGCGTCCGGCACCGCCGCGACGGTTTCCTATTCGGCGCTCGGTGGTGCCTTCATGGTCGAGTCGGCCGTCGCTGGGCCCGGCGCCATCGTCGTGTCGCCGGCCACCGGGTCCGACGTGGGCGCCCTGTTGGGGCTGCAAGGTGCCCAGGCGATCAGCTCGCCTGGTTCGGTGGCTATGACGCCGCTCGAGGCCTTCCGCGCAGCCGAGAACGTGACCGATTCGTTCGGCTCGGCGTCCTTCGGTGCGGACATCGACCTGGCGGATGCCATCCCCCTGGCCGAGTACGTGTCGGGCGAAAACGTCAAGTATCAGATGTACTGGTCCGTCGACTCGGTGACCGCCGACGCCTGGAACGCGGCCATGATCGGCACAGCGTCCAATGGCCTGGTCTTGAACGGCACGGCCGGCGAGTACAAGGAAGCCCTGCCGATGGCAGTGATGGCGGCGACGGACTACGACCGGACCAACGCCACCATCAACTACATGTTCCGGCAATCGGGCGTGACGCTCACGTCTGACGTGACCGACGACCAGATGGCGGACTTCTACGACGCGCGCCGGGTGAACTACTACGGTCAGACGGCCAGCGCGGGGCAGAAGATCTCGTTCTTCCAGCGCGGCTACCTGATGGGCGGCGTCACGGCGCCGCTGGACATGTCGGTCCACGCCAACGAGCAATGGCTGAAAGCGTACATGACGGCCCAGGTGATGAGCCTGCTCCTGACGACCAACAAGATCCCCGCTAACAACGACGGCCGCGGCATGATCATGGCGATCATCCAGGGCGGCGTGAACAAGGCGCTGACGAACGGCACGATCCTGATCGGCAAGACGCTGACCGAGCTGCAGAAGGTGGCCATCGGCCAGCTGACCAATGACCCGCTGGCCTGGCACGACGTGCAGGACAACGGTTACTGGTACGACGTGCAGATCGAACAGGCCACTGGCCAGTCCGGTGTGACGGAATACACGGCCAAGTACACCCTCGTCTATTCGAAGGGCGACATGATCCGCAAGGTCGACGGCTCGCACAACCTGGTGTAACTGGCCAGACAACGTTTCAGGGCGGCTGCGGCCGCCCACTTCCATTTGAGGATCTGACATGTACGATACTTCCGCTATCGGCGTCGCCCTGCGCTGCGTGGCCAGCGAATCGTTCCCCGCCGGCTTCACGATCACCGAGTTCGCCGACGACGCTGACCCGTTCGATATTCCGGCCATCGACATTGCCACGGCGGGGATGAACGTCAACGGCGACATGGTGGTGTTCAGCGCGCCGACGCCCATCACCATCACCATCAGCGTGATTCCGGGCAGCGACGCGGACAACAACCTGGCGGTTATCTTCGAGGCGAACCGGGCTGCGAAGAACAAGCGCCACGCGCGCGACGAAATCACGCTGGTGGGGACTTACCCCGATAGCTCCAGCCTGAAGCTGAGCGAAGGCAAGATGATCAGCGGCATGCCCGGAAACTCGCCGGCGTCTGCCGGCCGCATCAAGTCGAAGACCTACACCTTCGCATTCCAGAACCTCTCCCGCACCCGCGCATAAGGGGCCGACATGGCTGACCTGATCAAACCCCGCGTCGTCATGGTGAAGAACCGTGATGGCGTGGAGAAGGCGTTCACGATCTCCCGGCTGCCCGCCACGGCGGCGCGGGAGGTGATCGCCAAGTACCCGCTGTCGAACATTCCCAAGCTGGGCGACTACCAGACCTCGGAAGAGGTCATGAAGAAGCTCATGAGCTATGTGGCGGTGGACTTGGACGGGCGCGAGCAGCGCCTGACCACAGCGGCCCTCATCGACAACCACGTCGACGACGGTATCCAGCTGATGCGGCTCGAGATCGAGATGATCGAAGAGAACACGGGTTTTTTCGGACTCGGCGGGCAGCGCGGTTTCCTCGACTGCCTGCTGGAAAAGTTTCTCCACTCGATTACGCCAATGCTGACCCCTTTATTGGAGCAATTGTCAGCTCAGGGCTCGCCCGACTCGTCGAACTCAAAACAGAAATAGACCTGGAGGAGGCGATGGACCTCTGGGAAATCGCCACGACCAACAAGGTCAATGAGATCCGCGCGATGGAAGCGGAGAAGAGGAAGTGACATGGCCTTGCTGGACGCGCTGACCTACATCATCGACGCCGATAACTCCAAGCTGAACAAGGAGATCGACCAGTCGGAGAAGAAGACCGACGAGTTCGGGAAATCGATGCTGACGGCCGAGGGGCGCGCGGCGTTGATGGAAGAGAAGGTCAAGGGGGCCTTCACTCGAATCGGCGCGGCGATTGTGGCCACTCTTGCCGCCTCGAAGGCGTTGCAGACGTTCAATGACCATGTGCGTACGGTCGAGCAGATCCGCAACACCAGCGAAGCCCTGGGCGTGGCCATTGGCGACGTTGACGCCTTCGGCAAGGCAATCGAGCGGATGGGCGGCGACGCTCAGGGCGCGCGCGACTCGCTGACGGACATGGCCGAGTCCATCGGCGAAGCGCTCCAGGACATGGATTCCGGGCGTGCCAAAGCGTTCAAGGCGCTGAAGATCAGCTTGAAGGACACCGAAGGCAACGCCAAGAACGCCGTGCAGGGCATGCTCGAATTGGCCGGCGCGGTCGAGGGCATGGGGCGAGAGCAGGCAGTCTTCAAGATCAAGGAGCTGGGGATCACCGACAACCGCACGGTGGAGCTGCTCCTGAAAGGCCGTCAGGAAGTCGAGCGCATGCTGCGCGTCCAGAAAGAGCAGGGCGTCGTCACCAAGGAGGCGGCGGAGCGGGTGCGGGTCTACTCGGAGACGCTGGCCAAGCTCCGGCAGAGCATCGGCGTGGCCACCAGCGGCATCGTGGACTGGATCCTGCCAGCCATCACCTGGTTCATCGACAAATTGGATTCGGTCGTCAAGTGGATGAACCGCCATGACACGTTCGTCAAGGGCTTCTTCATCGGTCTCACCACGATCTTGACGGCTATGTTTCTGCCCGCGGTGGTGTCGGCTACGGCCGCCGTCTGGGCGCTGATCGCGCCGTTCCTGGCGGTTGCCGCGCCCATCGCCGCCGTGGTGGCGCTGTTCGCGCTGCTGTACGACGACGTGATGAACTTCCTGGACGGGAATGACTCCCTGATCGGCCAGATCTCGGAGAAGTACCCGATCGTCGGCGAGACGGTGAAAGCGATGGCCCAGGCGGTGAAGGATGCCTTCCAGTGGATCGTTGACGCCCTGGCCATGTCGTGGGAGGCCATCAAGGGTTTCCCGTCGAAGGCGCTGGGCGCCTTCTCTGCGATGGGCGCCGGCATCAGCAACATTTTCGGTGCGATTGTCCGGGTGGTGAAAAGTGCCTGGGACTACATCGGCAGCGTCTTCGAGAGCGTGTCGTCGGTCATAAAGAAGATCGGCAAGTGGCTGGGTTTCGGTGGCGGCGACGATATCCAGGTGACGACCTCGAACGTCAACAAGGGAATCGCCGACGCGGAGGCGAAGGCCGCTGAGAACATGCAGGCGGCGCAGGTGCAGATGAACCAGGCTGCGGCGAATCCGATGAACTCGGTGACATCGACGGCAATCTCGAACGCCAGCAATGTCCGGACGGAAACCAACGTGCAGGTGGGCCAGGTCAACGTGCAGACCCAGGCGACCGACGCGCAGAGCATCAGCCAGTCGATCGGCGGCGGCCTGAAGGATGAACTCAAGAACTTGCAGGCTGACTCGGCCAGCGGAGTGCAACGGTAATGCAGCTATCAGACAGCCTATCCACCTCGACGCAGCAGCGGGTCGCGATTCTCGATGCTGACAGCCTGCAGGTGCTGTTTGCCTCGGCCGAGCCGATGCGTGTCGGCGTCAGGGAGGCCAAGCGGGCGACGAAGTTCGCAGTCGAAGACGGCACCGAGCGGTCGGATCACGTCGTGCGCGAGCTGACAGAAATTCAGATCGACTTCCTGCTGGCCGACGACACCCGAAACCAGTTTGAGGCAATCCGCCAGGCGTTCGAGCAGAACAAGCTGGTGACGGTTCAGACCAAAGTCCGGTCCTACGAAAAGATGCTCATCGTTGACGTGCCGCACGATGAGACGCCGGAGCTGGGCGCCGCGGTCAACGTCCCTATCCGGATGCAGGAGTGGATCGAGGTCAAGCCTGAATTCGGCACTCTCCCGCCTGAGAAGGTGGAGAACAAGGGGCAGTCGAGCACGGTGAAGCGTGGCCAGCAGACCACCGAGGAATCCGGAGAGGGAAAGAAGCGGCAGGGCAGCGTTCTGAGCGGGGTCTTCAAGTGAGAGACATAACCTTGTTGGCGGCACCGAACCAATCGCTGTCGGTCACGATCAACGGCGTGCTGTGGGATCTGGTTATCAAGGTGGCGCGCGGCACGATGGCGGCCGACGTGAAGCGCGACGGCGTCGACCTGGTGGTCGGGCAGCGCATCGTGGCCGAATTCCCCATCCTGCCGTACCGCTATCTCAGCCACCAGGGCAACTTCGCCATCCTGACGAGGGATGGTGATCTGCCCTGGTGGGAGGAATTCGGCCGGTCTCAGTCGCTGGTGTACCTGGAGCCTTCGGAGGTCGGCATCAATGATTGATCTACGCGCCATCCGGATAGGAATTGAGGTTTCCGGCCGGATGAACTACTACAGCGCCGCGGATGGCATGCGGATCAAGGCGAGCGGCACGAAGTACGCCAACGCGACGCAGAACGAGTGCAGCGTGACCATCTCGAACCTGCGACGCGAGACGCGCGACTTCCTGCTGACCGAGACCAGCCCGTTCAACAAGAACCGGACGCCCAAGCGTCTGGTGGTGGAAGTCGGGCGCGTCTCCACCGGCCTGTTCAAGGTTTACACCGGCGACATCATCAGCGCGGAGCCCAGCAGCCCGCCCGATGTGGACATCCTTCTGAAGTCGAAGACCGGCAACGCCTCGAACAGCGTGGTGGTGTCCAAGAGCGCTCAGGCGACCTCCAAGCTGTCATCGATTGCTGCTGCGGTGGCGTCGGATATTGGCGTCACGCTGGACTTCCAGGCGCTGGACAAGCTCATCGCCAACTATACGTACACCGGGGGGGCGCTGGGCCAAGTGAACCGGCTGGCCGAGGCCGGCGGGGTGCGCGCGTTCGTGGACGACACCAGGCTGATCATCCAGGACTTCGACAAGGCCGTGCGCGGCCGCGTCAAGATCCTGAACATGAACAGCGGCATGGTCGGAATACCGAAGGCGACGGAGAAGGGCGTGGAGGTGACCTACCTGATCGACGGGGAGTCGGTCCTGGGTGGCACGCTGCGCCTGGAGAGCAAGTTCAACCGGTCGCTGAACGGCGACTACAAGATCGACCAGCTGAAGTTCGACGTGGCGAGCCACGAAGACCCCTTTTTCTACCAAGCGACATGCAGCCGACTGTAGCCCCCAACATCGACGGCGCCGACGATGGCAGCCTGTCCGGCGTCCTGAAGTCGTGGATCCGATCGTTCATACGGGAGAACCTGGACGACATGCTGCCGGCGCAGGTGGTGTCCTATGACGACACCTCGAATCGAGCCGTGATCAAGCCGTTGATCATGGTGGGCACGACCGAGGGCAGGAAGATCTCGCGCGGCGCCATTCCGAACATCCCCGTGTTCCGGTTCGGTGGTGGCGGCTTCTTCATGCGATTCCCGATCAAACCTGGTGACTTCGGTTGGCTCAAGGCAAACGACCGGGATGTGTCGCTGATGTTTCAGCGCGGCGGCCGCGAGGACTGGCCCAACACCGAGCGGCTGCATTCGTTTTCGGATGCGATGTTCTTCCCCGACACGATCAAGGACTGGGCGATCGACGGCGGGAACGCCAATGCGCTGGTCCTGCAGTCCATGGACGGGACTACCTGCGTGGCCCTGCATGACGGCAAGATCGTGTTGAAGGGCGGCGAGTTGGTCGTGGAGACGGACGCCATGACGGTGAAATGTCCGACACATTTCGAGCAGCCTATTCGGGCGGACCACGGCATGGATCATGACGGGGTCAGGATCGATAAGAACCACGCCCACACGAATGTCCAGAATGGGCCGGCGACTTCGGGCGGGGTGGCAGGATGATTACGTTCAAAACGGACGAGAACAATGACTTCGTGACGTTGCCCAACGGCAACCTGGCGATGGAGCAGGACGTGCAGGCGGTGGCGCAGGAGGCCAAGCACTTCGCGGCCACGGCGCGCGCCGAGATGATCCACGCCTATGACGAGGGTATCCCGTTCCTGCGCGAGGCGTTCAGCAAGCAGCCGAACCTGGCGCAGTTCGAGGCGGCGCTGCGGCGCCGGCTGCTGGAGACCCCGGACGTCACTGGAATTCTGAGCTTGGACACGCAGGTCGAGGGCGAGACGCTGAAGTACACAGCGACACTGCAAACCACATACGGCACGGTGGCAATCAATGGCTGATTACAGTTTTATCGTCAACCGCGGCGTCATTGTCCCGGACACCGCCACGACGCGCGCGCAGGTGGAAGCCGAGTTTCGAGTGGTGTTCGGCGACGATATGCCGACCGATCCGGCGACGCCTCAAGGCCTGTTGATCACGCGGATCACCGAAGAGCGCGACGCGATCGCGCGCAACAATGCCGAGCTCGCCAACCAGATCAATCCGGCCCTGTCCGGTGGCGTGTTCTTGGACTCGCTGATGGCCCTGACGGGTGGGCGCCGGCGTAGCAGTGTGCGGTCTCTGATCGTGGGCGCTGTCCTCGGTGGTGCGCCTGGCACGAACGTTCCTGCCGGCTCGATCGCCGAGACCGAGCAGGGCGAGCAGTTCGAGCTGGTGAACACGGTGGTGCTCGATGCGGCCGGCACCGCTGCCGGCAACCTTCGCGCACTTCAGGACGGCGAGATCATCGTCCCGGCCGGCGGCCTGAACACCGTTGCGTCGAGCGTCCTTGGATGGGAAACCATCACTAACCCCTCGGCGGCGATACCTGGCCAGCGGGAAGAGAATGACGTGTTGCTTCGGCGCCGGCGTGCCCAGACTCTGGCGTTGCAGACCACCTCGATCAACGAAGCCATCGTGTCGCGGCTCTATGACATCGAGGCCGTCCGGTCCTGCTACTACTTGGAGAACTATGCCGATGTCGACCAAGTCGTCGACGGCATCCCGATGCGCAAACACAGCATCTGGGCCTGCGTCGAGGGTGGCACCGATATGGAGGTCGCCAAGGCGATTTTCGAAACGAAGACCGTGGGCGGCGGGTACAACGGCGCGGTCGTGGTGCAAGTTCCCGATCCGGTCAACGGGCGTCTGTACGAAGTCAAATTTGATCGGCCGGAGGAAGTGACGCTGCTGATCCGGGTCACCGTGCGGTCGAGCACTCTCGATGTGCAGCAGCTGATCCCGGATCTGGTCATGAACTACGTGAACGGTGAGATCGACGGTGACGTCAGCTTCGTGGTCGGTAGCGACGTGTCGACGTTCGAGATTGCCAGCGCGATCAACCAGCAGGAGCCCTCGATCTTCGTCAAGAAGGTTGAGCTGTCGGTTGTCGGCTCGGGCACCTGGTCGGCGGACACCATGGTAATAGCGCCGAACCAGATAGCGCGCACGCAGCGCAGCTCGATTCAGGTGGTGATCTCATGAGCGGAACCCAAGAGTTCGACTTCTCGGTCGACCTAATGCGCTCGATCCTGTGGCAGTACGAAGGCGCGCCGCGGGCGGTGGCCTTGGCCAGGAACGACCAGGCTTGGCTTGATAGCCACCAGGAGCAGTTCTGGAGCAACTGGCATCGCGACGTCTTCGATCTCGATACCGCCAACCAGTTCGGCCTGGCCGTTTGGGCCCGAATCCTTGGCGTATCACTAGAGATCGGCGAGTCGCATCGCGTCGAGGGAGTATTCGGGTTTGGCGCGGAAAACAAGAACTTCGGCAACGGGAACTTCGGGCGCGCTGCCGATGGGCAGGTCAGCCTTGACATTGAGTCGGCGCGCAAGCTGCTGAAGCTCCGCTGGTTCCAACTGACCATGCGGCCCACGGCGCCAAACATCAATCAGGCGCTTGTCAACGTTTTCGGGAGTGACTCGGCCTATGTCGCGGACAGCTATGACATGACGTTGGTGACGTTTTTTTTCTCGCAGACGCCAGATTATCGGCTGCGCCGTCTGCTAGAGAAAACGGACATCTTGCCGCGGCCATCAACTGTCGGGGTCAAGTGGAAGGTACAGGTCAAACCATCTTGGGGCTTCGGCCCAGAACACCTCAATTTCGAAAACGGAAACTTTGGAGCGTAAATGGCTACCAGGATCTACAAGACGCCCTTCGCGGCGACGGGCGACAAGGAAGTGCTGGCCACGGCTGACCAGCCGGACGGGAAGGTGTCGCTGCAGGCTGGCTGGACGCCAGACTATGAGCTGCCCAATGACAACGCGAACTATCGCCCGGTGGGTCGCGCCGAGATGAACGGCATTCTGTCCGAGGTCACCGAGGGCTTGGGCGAGGTGCAGTTGAACGGCTTCGCGAAATGGCAGTCGATCGACGGCGGCTGGCCTCTGGGAGCGCAGGTTTCCGTGGGCGGCGACGTGTATCGTTCGTCTGTGGCCGGTAACACTTCCGATCCGGGCGCTGGCGGGGCAGGCTGGGACCTGATGGCGACGGGAATCGCTACCCAGGTGGAAACAAACGCGGGCGTTAGTGACACCAAGGTGATAACGCCGAAGAAATTGCGCTTCGGCTTCGGCGCGCTGCTTGCTGCCAATGGCTATATCGCATTTCCTTCGTGGTTGGGAGGCCTGATTTTTCAATGGGGCGGCGGAATAACTGGGGCGTCAGGGTCCGGATCCGTAACGTTCCCCGTGGCATTCTCCACTGCAGTTTTCAGAAATTTTCCGCTTGTCCTGGGGCCTGGGTATATCAACGTCTTGACGGGAGTGAACACTGGGTTCACTTTCACGTCGGTCGGTGGCTCGTCCGGCATGAACTTCAACTATTTCTCGATTGGGGTATGAGCCATGGAGGTGAAAGAGAATTCGGGTGGTGCCGTAGGGACGGAATCAGTCGTCTCCACGCGATATTTCAGCGCATCTCGCGTGGCGTTCTATGACGTTGCTTTGCGGTCCGCATATGACAAGGCGGGGTCGTGGCCGGAGGATGCGAAGCCTATCGATGACGTGTTGTACCGGTCTTTCGCGGCAGTTGATGCTCCCGCGGGGCGCAGGCTTGGAGTAGGTGCGGATGGAATGCCTGTTTGGATGCCGAATGAGTAGAATGCCAGGCATCCATCTGCATCGGCTATTTCATGGATCCACGTAGAAGAAGCATAGTCACCGCGATTTCTGCAGTAGGAGGGCTCGCGATATCCAAGGGGGCATTCGGTATGCCAAGCGTTCTGTCGCCCAGAGTAAACCCACCCGGATTCGGCTTTGTTCCGGGAAATGTTTATAGCTGCAAAGGTCCCGGATTTGCGGTCCACGACATTGATCTGAGTGCCGCTTTCGACGCGCAATTTGCGACGGATTTGGGGTCTAAGGAGGTGTTCATCGACCCCAATGGCTCAGACGCCAACACTGGGCAACAGAACTTGCCACTGAAGACGCTCGCCGCGGCACTGGCAAAGCCGAACGTCGGGCGCATCTGGGTCAAGCCAGGCATCTACACAGAGCGTTTTGACGTTCGAGCGTCACAAGCAACTGTGGGTGGCGGGCTTCGCGCTCGCCCCATTCGCATTGAAGCCTGGGGCGGCCCTAATACAGTCACCTGGCGAGCGCCTGGCGCACAGCCTGCAGAAATGGCTTGGACCTCGGTTGGAATGCTTTTTCAGGCCACGCCGCCCGGCGGTCAGTATGTGAATTTCATCCTGTTCCGCGAGGATGGGCGCGAAATACCCATTCCCTATTTTCCGACAGCTGCTCAGGCGAACGATGCCGCATCTGGTTGGTCGCAGGACCCCATAACGAAGACAATTTCACTTCGTCACGAGAACCGTAATATTTCTCTACCAGGGGAAAAATCCAGGCTGGAGATTATGTATCTGCGGCCCAATGACAATCTGGTATATGGCGCGACGACTTATTTGCGCCATATAAATTTTCGGGGAGACAACCAATTGCTCGTTGCCCCGGAAGGATCGTTTCTCCCGACCCTCTACGCCAAGAACTGCACGTTCCAGTATCTGGCATATCACAACGTGAGCATGCTCGGCGCCACGACCTTTTTCCAGGAATGCTTGTCCGAGAACTGTCTTGGTGGAGATGGGTGGAATTATCACGATGATCCTGCGACTGGCGCCGCCTGCGTGGGCCTTGAGGTCGACTGCATCGGCCGGAACAACGGGCTACCGCAGTACCGCGATTTTGACGGCGGGAGAGACAAGCAGGGGAGCAGTGGGCACGAGAACGCGGTGCTATGCCGCGTTAATGGTCTGTACGAGCGCAACTACGGCCAGGCGATTGCAGATACCGGCGTCAGCAGCAAGTCATGGATGGTGGGCACCAAGATGATTAGTTCCAGAGGTCCAAACCCCATCAATATGACTGTTCAGACGGGAGCAGGCTCGCTGTGGGCCGAAGGGACGGTGTGGTTGGACAATGTCCAAGCAGCAGATCGGACATGGCCCATGGGGCTCTGGGCGGACGGTAGCGCGAATTTGCACGACTGTGCTTTCGCCGGTGCCATAGCCAGCATTGGAGGCCCTGGCGTGATAGCCGAGTATGACCCTCTCGCGCCTTAGAAGAAGTTCAAGAAATGCCTGTGTGCCCGCCTCGAGCGGGCTTTTTTTCGTCTATGTGGGAGACAACAGTGGCAGGGGATCCTCCCGGAATCAGCCAAGACACGAAGGCGATATTGGCCGCCATGCATGAAATGCAGGCCGCATCCAGTCGAGACACTAATGCGCGCTTCGAAGCCATGCAGAAGGAAATGCTGGCCATCTCCGCGGCGGTCAAGACGGGGTTCCCTGGTGGCGACTTCGACGGCCACCGCCGGTACCACGAGCTGGTCATCGAGCGCGAGGAGCAGCGCCGGGAGTTCTGGCGCGGCCTGGCACTGCATGTCGCCAAGACAAGTACGTGGGCCATGCTGGCCGGCCTTTTTGTTTACCTGGTGCCGCTGATCGGCGGCAGTCTCAAGGAGTGGCTGCGCAGATGATGCTCATCCAGAACTGGCGCCGCAAGTTCCCGCGATTGTGGAGCGTGCGCCTGGCCCTGATCGCGGCCGTTCTTTCGGCGATCGAGGTGGCCATCAATTGGTGGCTGAGTGGCAAGCCCCCGCTGATCGTGATCGGCGCGGGGCTTTTCTCTTTGTGCGCGGCCGTTGCTCGCGTGATTTCCCAGCCGAGGCTGAACGATGAAGACAGGAACTAAGCGGACCCTGCAGGGGACCGTGGGCGCGGGCGCCGCGGCGATGCTGCTCAACTTCGTGCCGCAGGTCGAGGGCACGATCCTGCGCGGCTACAAGGACCCGATCGGCATCGTGACGGCCTGCTCGGGCCACACGAAGACGGCGATCCTGGGCCGCCCATACAGCCCGGAGGAATGCCGTAGGCTGCTGGAGGCCGACCTGGTCGACCACGCCGAGGGCGTTCTGGCCTGCACGCCGGCGCTGGCTGGCCACCAGTACCAGCTGGCGGCGGCCACCTCGTTCGCCTTCAACGTGGGCGTGGGCGCCTACTGCCGATCAGCGACGGCGCGCCGGTTCAATGCTGGCGACTGGGCCGGCGCCTGCCGCGCTATGAACCAGGCCGACAATGGCAAGCCGCAATGGGTGTGGGCCGGCGGCCAGATGCTGCCGGGCTTGGTCAAGCGGCGCGCCATCGAGCGCGAGATGTGCGAGACGGAGCTGCCCAAATGAATCCCTTCCTGCGCATGGCGCTGCCCTGGGTCGGCGGCGCGGCGGTGGTAATGGTGCTGGGCGCGGGTGTGGTGCTGTATGGGCACTCTCAGCGCGTCGCCGGCCGGGAAGAGTGCCAGGCGGCCCATCGCCTAGCCGAGCTGGAAAGCTTCAAAACCGAGGCCGAACGGCTGACCGGGCTGTCCGGCGGCATCCAGGCCCTTATCGACCAACTCGCCGCGACGCGGCCGCAGGTCATAGAGAGGTACACCCGTGAAATCGTTCAGCGCCCTTTGCCTGCTGACTGCGTGCGCGACCCTGGCCGGGTGCGCGCGACCAATGACGGTATCGACGCGGCCAACGCTGCCCGTCAACATCAGCGCACCGTGCCCGCCGGTTCCGCGCGTTGATTCTTCATCCTGGGACGACTTGGCGCAGGCGCACGTGGCGCTGGCTTTCCAGTATGCGGAGTGCGCTGCGCGCCACCAGGCGGTCGTGGACGCTTGGGCCAGGCCCTAGACCGCGTCCGCCCGCTTGGCCGACCAGAACCAATGCGTGTGTTTGGCTCGTTTGGCCTTCTGGCGCCGGAAGGTTAGGCGCACTCGGCCGGCGTGACCTGCATCGATCTCGACCAGGTAGTCGCGGTCCTCGGCGGTCACGGCCGGCGGCAGGGTAAGGGCGGCCTGGGCCACGTACTGGCCGGGGACCTGCTCCAGGATTCCGTTGTCGTCCATGCTCAGTCCAGTTTGTTGGCGATCTCGGTGGCGCTCTCACGGTAGTAGATCATGAGGCTGCGCGGATCTCGGTGGCCGACCATCTTGGCCAGCTCCAGCAGTTCCAGCTTCTTGGACAGGCGCGTGATCGCTGTGGCGCGGGCGTCGTGGAAGGTAGGCCCGTCGACCGCCGCCAGCGTCTTGCCCTGCCTGAAATAGGCGTCACGCAGGCCGGCGTTCACCGTGAACACCTGTTCCGGGTGTATTCCCTTCATCGCCTCAAGCAGCGCGACGGCGCGCCGGGATAGCGGCACATCGCGGGCGTCTCCATTCTTGGATCTGGGCAGGTGCAGCATGCGCCGTTCCAGGTGCACGTGCTTCCATTCCAGCGTCAATATTTCCCCCGAGCGCATGGCCGTTTCCAGGGCCAGCAGGAACGCCACCGCGGTCTGCTCGCGCTTGTCCTTAGGCGCGCCGTCGGTGTAGCCCAGTGCGGAAACGATATCCTCGATCTGCTTGTCGGTGAAGATGATCTTGCGCGCGGGGTTGTCCTTCGGCTTGATGACGTCGGGCCAGGGGTCGTGATCCACGTACCGCCACTCTCCCAGCTTCGCCCGCGTCCAGATAGCACGCAGCAGGCCGATCTCGCGCAGCACCGTGGCGCCTTGCACCTCGGCCAAGCGTCGATCGCGCCAGTCTGCCAGCTCGGCCGGGCCGATATCCTGCATCACCAGCTTGGCCACCTTGTCCTTCTTGATGGACGCAATCCTGGCCTTTTCCCACCTGGCGCCAGCCTTTTCCGGGCTGACCTCGTCGGCGTACCGCTGCATGACGTCGGCCAGGGTCCAGCGCGTCACCTTGCCGGCACGGGCGTTCGCCAGTTCCAGCTCGCGGCGGTTAGCCCAGTCCATGGCCTCGCGCTTGGTGGCGAAGGTGGCGCTTTCACGGTGTCCATTGCGGGCGACTTCGGCCCGCCAGGACGTGCCGCGCTTTCGGAATGTGGGCAT